AGCAGATGCTCGCCGTCAGCCAGGGTTTCCGGCTTTCGGCCGCTGTCTGGGGCATGGAGCGCAAGCTGAAGGACGGCACGCTGATCCATGGCGGGCAAGAACTCATGGCTTGGTGCGTCGGCAACGCAAAGGCCGAGCAGCGCGGAAATGCGGTGCTCATCACAAAACAGGTCGCCGGCAAGGCGAAGATCGACCCCCTCGTCGCCGCCTTCAACGCGGTGATGCTGATGACCCGCAACCCGGAAGCCACAGGCGCCGGGCCCAATTTCCTATTTATCTGAAAGGCGCTCTTATGGACAACAGGGCATACAGCGTCCTTGCGATCAAGGCGGTCAACGAAGACGCGCGCACCATTGAAGGTATCGCGACGACACCAACCGTGGATCGCGTGGGCGACATCATCGAACCGCTGGGGGTGAAGTTCACTAACCCGATGCCGTTCCTGTGGCAGCACAACCACGACCAGCCGGTCGGCACGTGCGAGTTCGGCCAGCCAACTGCGAACGGGATCCCGTTCAAGGCGAAGGTCGCCAAGACGGACGAGCCCGGTCTACTCAAGGACCTGCTCGACCTCGCTTGGCAGTCGATTAAGCTGGGCCTCGTTCGCGCGACCAGCATCGGATTCCGACCGATCGAATATGCCTACATGGAAGCGGGCGGCATCCGGTTCACGGAAGTGGAGGTGTTCGAGCTTTCCGCAGTCACCATCCCGGCCAATGCCGACGCCATCATCACTGCCATCAAGTCGATCGATACCGGCCTGCGTCACGCGGCCGGCATCCCCGACCCCGAAATCCCCGCAGACCCCGAGCGTGCCGCGTCAGGCAAGAGTGTTCGGGTTGTCAAGCTGGAGAACCCTGCCCGCGATCGGGCTCCCCCTGTTGTGATCCGCGAAATCAAGCGGCTCGCCTGATCAAAGGACGATAGACGATGAACTATGCTGCGCAGATTGGCGCATTCGAGACCAAGCGCGCCGCGCTGGTCGCTGCCAACGACACCATCATGGAAAAGGCCGCGACCGATGGGGCAACCCTCGACGCCGCTCAGACCGAAGAATTCGACGGCAATCAGGCCGATATCGAATCGATCGACAGCCATCTGAAGCGTCTGAAGCAGGCGGAGAAGTCGGCTGGCGAGAAGGCAACTCCGGTTGCAGGCGGTAACGCTGCCGACGCAGGTACGACCCGCGGCGGTTCGCGGATCGAGATCAAGGGTCACAACCTGCCCAAGGGCACCGCGTTCACGCGTTACGCGATGGCGCTCGCGCGTTCGAAGGGCAACCTGATGCAGGCGGCCGAGATTGCCAAGACCTGGCGCGACAGCACGCCGGAAGTCGAGAACGTGCTTAAGGCTGCCGTCTCGGCGGGCACCACCACCGACACGGCTTGGGCGAAGCCGTTGGTCGAATATCAGAACATGACTAGCGAGTTCGCCGAATTGCTGCGTCCGGCAACGATCATCGGCCGCATCCAAGGTCTCCGCCGTGTACCGTTTGAGATCAAGATCCCGCGTCAGACCGGCGGCTCGTCGGTCGGCTGGGTTGGCGAGGGCAAGCCCAAGCCGGTCAGCGCGCTTGCATTCGACCAGATCCGCCTTGGTCGCGCGAAGACCGCCGGCATCGTCGTGATCACGGACGAGCTCGCACGCGCCTCCTCGCCTTCGGCCGAGCAGGTGGTGAAGGACGACCTGGTCAGCCAGACCGCACAGTTCCTCGACCAGCAGTTCGTCGATCCGACTAAGGCAGCGGTGCAGGACGTTTCGCCGGCATCGATCACCAATGGGGTCACCCCGATCGTCGCCTCCGGTGTCGACGCAGACGCCGTCCGACACGACGCGAAGCTGCTTATGGGCAAGTTCCTGACGGCCAACCTCTCGCTCGGCGGCGCTGTCTGGATTATGACTGAGATGCAGGCGCTCGGCCTTGCACTGATGGCCAACCCGCTCGGTCAGCCCGAGTTCGCTGGGATGGTTATCAACGGCGCCAGCGGCGGCACCTTCATGGGCCTGCCGGTTGTCCTGTCGGAGAACGTCCCCGTCAATGCCGGCACGGGCACGCCCGTTACCGGCGCCGGGTCGCGGATCATCCTCGCAAAGGCGAACGAGATCCTGCTTGCCGATGACGGGGAGACGATGCTCGACGTCAGCAGCGAAGCATCGCTGCAGATGGAAAGCGCGCCGGACGCACCTGCGACTGCCAACACCGTTCTTCTGTCGCTCTGGCAGAACAACATGATCGGCATCCGCGCTGAGCGTTACATCAACTGGGGCAAGCGTCGCCCCGGCGCTGTGCAGTTCATCGACAGCGCCAACTACGGCGGCTGAGGCCGCGTAGCCCCCGCCCGGACGCTTGCCGCGCCCGGGCGGGATACGCCGTTCTCGAAAGGATAGGCGATGAAGCATCAAACATATTTTACCCGCGCGCTGAAGGCGAACGACCCGCGCTATGCCCGGGTGTTCGGCAAGCTCGGGTACGACCGTGCCGACATCGTGTCGGACGGCGCTGCTACGTTCGAGCCTACCGGCACTGGTGGTACTGCCGACGATCTCGAGCGGCTGCGCACCGAATATCAGTCAGCTGTCGGCAAGAAGCCGTATCACGGTTGGGACGCGGCTGTTCTGCGCGAGAAGATCGCTGAAGCCAAAGGCTCGCAGGCCTGATGCGCTTCCTCGGCTTTGACTTCGGACGGACCAAGTCCGTCAGCCCAGTCGACGACCGGCGCGGCTGGTTCAGCATTGTCCGGGAGAGTTTCGCCGGCGCTTGGCAGGAGAACGTCGAAGTCAAAGTCGAGAGCGTGCTGGCTTACCACGCCGTTTTCGCGTGCATGACGCTAATCGCGTCCGATATTTCGAAGCTACGGGTCAAGCTCGTCGCGCAGTCGGTGTCCGGCATCTGGTCCGAGACGACGCGCGCTTCCTATTCGCCGGTCCTTCGCAAACCGAACCCGTTTCAGACCCGCATCCAGTTCTGGGACAGCTATTTCCTCTCGAAGCTGGCGCGCGGCAATACGTATGTCCTCAAGCGTCGCGACGGCCGGGGCGTCGTGACTGCCCTGTATGTGCTGGACCCAAACCGCGTGAAGGTGCTCGTCAGCGATGAGGGCGAAGTCTTTTACGAGCTTCAGGCGGACAATCTCGCCGGGTTCACCGGAGCGGTCGCCGTGCCTGCGCGCGAAATCATCCACGATCGCTTCAATTGCCTGTTTCACCCGCTGGTCGGCATGTCGCCAATTTATGCGAACGGCCTCGCGGCGACGCAGGGGCTGCGCATCCAGGAAAACTCGGCCGTCTTCTTCGGCAACCAGTCGCGCCCAGGCGGGCTACTGTCGGCACCGGGCAAGATCAGTAAGGAATCTTCGGACGAGCTTAAAGCCAACTGGTCTGATTATTACGGCGGCAAGAATTCTGGCCGCGTAGCCGTACTCGGCGATGGGCTCAAATATGAGCACATGGCCGTCACCGCCAAAGATGCCGAGCTGATCGACCAGCTCAAGTGGACCGCCGAAGTGGTCTGCTCCACGTTCCATGTGCCGCCCTACAAGCTGGGAATCGGTAACCTGCCGACGAACAGCAACGTCGAGAGCCTCAACCTCGAATATTACACCCAGGCGCTGCAATCGCTAATCGAGGCTGCCGAGCTGTGCCTCGATGAGGGACTCGGCATCGGCGAGGGCATGGGCATCGGCACCGAATTCGACCTCGACGGCCTTCTGCGCATGGACACCAAGGCGCTGATCGAAGCCGAAGCCATGGCGACCAAATCGGGGATCAAGAAGATCAACGAGGCGCGGCGCCGGCTTGACCTAGAGCCGATTACCGGCGGCGACACGGCGTACCTGCAAGAGCAGAATTACAGCCTCGAGGCGCTGGCGAAGCGCGATGCGCGAGAAGATCCGTGGGCAAAAGGCCAAGGCGACACGACGCCTGCGGCGGCGCCTCCGGCTGATCCCGCAGAAGTTGATGAGCGATCGCGTGCGGCGGCCGCCCTGTACAAAGAATACTGCAGGGAGTTGCTGAATGCTTGATGCCAAAGCGATGGCCGAGGCCACAGCAATCATTGTCCGTGAAGCTGTCGACAAGGCTACCATTCCGCTGCTCGCCCGCCTTGCAATTGTCGAGGCGCGGGATGCGTCGCTGGATGAAGCAAGCGTTCGGCGAATGATCGACGACGCAATCGCCGCCCTGCCCATGCCCCGCGACGGCAAGAGCGTCACCGTCACCGACGTCGAGCCGCTCGTCGTCGCGGCAGTTGCGCGCGCGGTCAGCGATCTGCCCCCGGCGAAGGATGGCGTCAGCGTCACGCTGGACGACGTGAAGCCGCTAATCGCTGCCGAGACGGAACGAGCTGTAGCAGCATTGCCGCTGCCCGACCTGGTCGAACCGGTCGAGACCGCTGTCGCTGCGGCAGTGGCGGCGCTGCCGCCCGCGATCGATGGCAAGAGCGTCACGCTCGACGATGTGCGTCCGCTGATTGTTCAGGAAGCAGAGCGCGCTGTCGCCGCGCTGCCCCCGGTCGACGTTATTGCGCCGGTCGACGCGGCGGTTGCGGCCGCAGTCTCGGCGCTGCCGGCGCCGGTCGACGGCAAGAGCGTCACACTCGACGATGTCGAGCCGATCATCGCTGGGGCCGTAGCATCCGCAGTCGCGGCGCTGCCAACCCCTGCCGATGGCAAGAGCGTCACGGTCGCCGACGTCGAGCCGATCATCGCGTCGGCCGTTGAGCGCGCTGTTGCTGCGCTACCTGTTGCAAAGGACGGCGTCGGCCTTGCTGGCGCGATGATCGACCGCACGGGTGCGCTGGTCGTGACACTGAGCGATGGCAAGATGTGCCCGCTTGGTCGCGTCGACGGGAAGGACGGTGACCCTGGCTTGGGCTTCGACGATATGTCGATCGAGCAGACCGGGGAGCGCCAGGCGACCCTCAAGTTCGTCCGCGGTGAGCAGGTGAAGACCTTCGACCTCACCGTGCCAGCGGTGATCGACCGCGGCGTCTTTAAGGAAGGCCAGGCATATACGCTCGGCGACGCCGTCACCTTCGGCGGCTCGCTCTGGATCGCGCAGAAGGACACCGGCGACAAGCCGGACGGTCCTGACACCGGCTGGCGGCTTGCGGTGAAGAAGGGGCGCGATGGGCGCGATCTCACCCGTGGCTGAGCTCGTCACCCTCGCGGACGTGAAAACGCACCTTCGCCTAGGCTCGTCTGATCGTGAGGACGCATATCTCGCCATCCTCATCGCAGCAGCTGTGCGAGCGATTGAGGGCGCCACGGGGTGCGACTTCGTCAACGATCTGTCGGCGACGGCGCTGCGCGATCGCGCCGTTGCCGCCCAGGCGGCGCTGCTGCTCGTCGGGCAATGGTACGCCAATCGCGAGGCGGCGGGACAAAACCTGACGGAATTGCCGCTGGCGATCACCTTCCTCATCGCTCCCTTGCGGAAGTTCGTCGTATGACTCAGCTCACCGCCAGCGAACTGCCCGACTTCATCCGCATCGAGCGCCCCGTTGCCGATGCGGCCTTTGACGGCGCCGGGTCCGGCAGCTGGGCGCTGGTCGATGAAGTCTGGGCGGGCGTCGTCGACATGCTGCCCAGCCGCGGCGAGAAGCTTGCCGAGGGCATCAACGTCGCCACCCGGCCAGCTCGGGTCCGTATGCGGATTCGGGACGACATCACGAGCAACATGCGGTTCGTGATGGGCGATCGGATCATGCAGATCATCGCGGGCCCCGCCATCATCCGGCAGCGCTCGGGCGTCGAGTTCATGGTCGAGGAGTACAGTACGGCCGGGAACGGCGCCTGATGGCTACCAGCCGGGGCGGTCAATCGGTTCGCCGTTACATCGCGCAACTGCCCGCCGAGGTGGAGAATAAGCTGCTGCGCGGCGCGGCGCGCGCCGGCGGGAAGATCATTCTCGCCGAGGCAAAAGAGCGGTCGATCTCGTCCGACGTCGACGAGGCGCTCGAAATGCGGAGCAAGTCGGAGGCTGGACGCCTGACGGTGACGATCGCCGTTCGGAAAGGCTGGGGCCGCTCGATCGCCAACTGGCTCGAATATGGCACCGACGCCCATTTCATCTCGGTCGCGAAAGACGAAAGCGGCGGCAAGAGCGTCGCGCGGATCAACGCCACGGACAAGCGCACGATGGTCATCGGCGGCAAATTCGTTGGCGACACCATTTTCCACCCAGGCGCCAAGCCGAACCCGTTCTTACGTCCAGCGCTCGACATCAAGGGGGCCGAGGCGGTCGCCGCGGCGCAAAGCTTCATCGACGCCCGCGTAACCCGGTCGGGGATCATCGGAACCGCTGAACCGGAAGGCGAAGACGCATGACCGGTGTCGATATCGTTGGCGAACTGCTCAACTCGGACGAGCCGCTGATCGCGGCCGTTCCCGCTGGCCAGATCAAAGCTGGCGCGCTTCCCGACGGTGTCGTGCTGCCGACGCTGTTGGTCCGAATGACCAGCAACGTCGAGCGGCAGATGCTCAAGCGTGGGGCCACCGTGCGCACCATCGAGCGCATCTCTGTCACCGTGCGCGCCGCGAGCTATCGCAATCAGGGCGCTGTGATGAAGCTGGTCGTGAAGGCCTGCGCGGGGCGGACGGGCAGCATCGCCGGCGCCGACAATGTTTCCGTGCTGACCGCTGGCCGCGGCCCCGATCTGCGCGGCCCGGGCAACAGCTTCGAACAGACACAGGATTTCCGCGTCAGCTTCGACGCGCCTGCTTGACCACGAGAGGAGACCAGAATGTCCGCAACCCCGAAGATGGTCAGCGCGACCATCACGACCGATTTCAACGATGCCGGCAGCGATCGCAAGTTCGCAGCCGGCGAGGCCCATGAGTTCACCGCTGGCGAGTTCGCGAATTACCGCGCGGCCGGGTTGGTCGAGGCATCCGTCGAGAAGCCCGTCACCGACGCCCCGTCGCCGCCAGCCAAGCCGAAGCGCCCCCGCGCGCCGCGCGCCGCAAAGGCCAAGAGCTAACCCCCTAACCCGCCGCCCGGCGGGCGATCACCGGCCGGGCTTCCCGGCGTTACGTTACCAGGAGCAAGACCATGGGTTCTCAGACTGCAGCAGGCTCGGCGCTTGCTATCTCGGCCGCAACGCCTTCCACGCTCGACGCAACCGGCTACGCGGCCCTCACCTTCACCGAAATCAACCAGGTCGAGAAGCTCGGCTCGTTCGGCGCGAGCTTCGCGAAGGTCGAGTTCCAGCCGCTGAAGGGCGCCAAGCAGAAGTACAAGGGCTCGGCCGACTATGGCGCGCTGCAGCCCTCGATCGCCATCGACAGCCTCGATGCCGGCCAGACCATCCTGCAGACGGCGTCCGATGACGAGACGCAGAAGCTCTACTCGTTCCGCGTCACCTATCAGGACGGCGCGAAGCGGTATTTCCAGGGTCGCTCGTTCGGTTCGCCCGAAACCGCGGACGGCGCCGACAGCATGCTGATGGCGACGCCGACGATCGAGATCTGCACCAAGGTCATCAAGGTGGCCGCAGCCTAACCTTCCCTCCTACCCGGCGCCCGCGACGCCGGTCTCTATGTGCCAGCTCGGCCCGTCGTCGCGGGTCGCGAGCCGGGCTGGCGCACCATCCTCCCGCGAAGGACTCAATCCATGAAGCTCAACATTGCCTCGCTGG